ACATTCAGATTAGTCAGACATACCAAAGTCCGAAAGACAAGAAATATTCGCAGCCGATGATTTATGCGGTACAGAACGAAAATGGCGGCATATTCTATTGCCACGAAAGCCGTCTGCTGATTTTCAACGGAGGAATCGTCAGCAATAGCATAAGACGAACGCGCAACGGCTGGGGAGGTAAGGTATTCGACCACTTGAAAAACGCCATCATGCAGAACAGCGAAAGTTTCAATCTTGCGCTGCTGGCACTTAGCAGATTATCGCAATCGGTTTTGAAATTTGCCGGGTTGCTGGATTTGCTGCAGAGCGATGAAGGGGAGGAAGCGGTCAAGAAACGACTGAACCTGATTGACCTGACACGGCATCTAATGAACACGATTGCCATTGATACGGATGACGAATACGACCAAAAGAATGTTTCACTCGGAGGCGTAAAGGACATCCTGCAGGAAATGGAAGTTTGGATTTCCGGACAGAGCGACATTCCGTGCGCTATCCTGTTCGGACGTTCCCCGGCAGGAATGGACGCCACCGGTGAAAGTGATTTCGAAAATTACTATAACATGGTGCAGCGCATTCAGACGTCGAAAGTCAAGCCAAATCTGTCACGACTGGTTGAACTGATAAGCCTGACGAAAAGCTTCAATCTGAAACTGCCGGAGGAGTATACCATTGAATTCAATCCGTTGTGGAATCCTTCTGAGAAGGAAACGGCTGAAACCGACAATCTTAAAGCGCAGTCCGAAGAAAAAGAAGCGAATACTCTCAAGATTTATTCTGACATGCAAGCGCTGGATCCGTCCGAAGTAAGACAGATTTTGGCCGGCAAATATCAGATTGACAGCAGCAAACGTCCGTGGGAAGGGGTTGGTAACGAATGAAAATCGTTGCCAAACGTAAATGGCGTTACCCTTATTCCATAGAGCGAGAGTACACCCGGACACTGACCCGGTATGTGAATAAGATTTACACTGTTTCGCAGGATATGCTGGACGAAATGGTGGAGGCAATTCTGAAAATCCGGAACAATGCCGGTACGCTCGATGACATTGATGTAATAATTGACCGGGCCATTGCAAAGGTTGGTTCCATTGACCGAAATGTGGTTGAAAAATACTTCGACAATGTAAACCGGTTCAATCTTTCCGAGTGGAACGCAATCACGAAAAGCGTGTTCGGCATCGAACTCGGTGACGGAATGGAAATTCAACGTTCTGATGACATGGATTTAGAAACGCTGAAACAGATTTGGGTAAGCGACAATGTTGACCTGATTAACGGCATGACCGACGAGGAAATGGCCAAAATCAGGCGCCAGCTCATTTTGGAAATTTCCGGCACTGATGACGCCGCCACAATGACAGGCGACCTTGCTGACGTTATCGAGGAAGTTACCGGTTACGAAGAAAACCGGGCTGTTCTGATTGCTGTCGACCAAATGGGAAAGCTGAACGGACAGATTACCCGGTACAGACAGACACATGCTGGCATTGAACAGTTCATGTGGAGTACGTCAAAAGACGGACGTGTCAGACCTTCGCATCGTGAACGCGAAGGAAAGGTTTACGACTGGGACGATCCGCCTGACGGGGAATACCCGGGCGAGCCTATCCGGTGTCGCTGCATAGCGTACCCGGTATTTGATTTGGACAAGATTGTTATCAGAGGTTCTAATTTCAAGATTGGAGCATATAAAAAACTATGAGGTGGGAAAATGGCGCAGAGGTATGATTTTGTGGCATTGACAGCCACGAGGACAGTTGAGGGCTTTATTCGTGATGCACCTGTTGTTGGGCGTACCGGCATTCTAAAATACATGAATGCTGACGGAACGGTAAGGTTCGAATACCGTCCGCCCGAAGAAGCCTTTGAAAAGGAAAGCCTGGACAGCCTGATGGGCAAGCCTATCACAGTAAGGCACAAAGGAATGGTGACAGCAGCCAACGTCTCAAAGATTGGGCCGATTGGTTCCGTTCTTAGTCCGGGCAGACAGGATGGCGACAATATTGTCGCTGATGTGATAATTTACACTTTGCCTACGGAAGACAGGGAACTGTCTTGCGGGTACAGTGTGGATTTAGACGAAACGCCGGGTGTCGCACCTGACGGGCAGCACTACGATGCGATTCAGCGGAACATCCGCTACAATCACGTTGCTGTTGTTGCAAGCGGAAGGGCTGGCGTTGCGAGATTAAACATGGATGGAAATCAGGAAGAAAGGAATGAGAACATGGTAAAAGTACAGATTAACGGCTGCGAATACGAAGTAGCCCCGGAAGTCAAAGTTTTCATTGACAAAATGAACTCTGACGCAACGACCAAAGAAGACGAAATGAGCAAACTGCAGGCTAAATACGACACTGCTATTGCGGACCTGAACAAAGCGAAATCCGATGCAGCAGCCGCAGAAAAAGCTCACAAGGACAGCATTGACGCTGCCGTAAAAGGCCGCCTGGTACTGCTGAAATACGCAGAAAAGCACAAAGTTGAAAAGGCTGACGAGATGGCCGACAAGGACATCAAGATTGCCGTCATCAAAGCCGTGCATGGCGACAGCCTGGATCTGACCGGCAAGAGCGATACCTACATTGACGTAGCGTTTGACCTTGCCAAAGAAAAGAAAGCCGATGCAAGTGACGACACCGGCAGCAAACAGCGTCAGGCGCTGAACAACAAGCCGAAAGGCGAAAACAATGACGAAGACGATTCGGTGGAAGCTGCGATGGCCAAGCTGCGCAAAGAAGAAGCCGAAGCGTGGAAAAAGGAGGTTAGGTAATCATGACCGCATTCAACAACTATCAGCAGTATGATGACAAAGCATTCCCGGGCATGAAAGCGGACAGCGCTCTTGATACTGTCGATTCCTATGCCGTGGAAACTGCTACCAATCCCGGTATTGTAGTAAAAAGAGGCACAGACGGCTCCAAGCAGTGCAAACCGCTTGCCGCTGCCGCTGATGCTGCTGCAGCCCTGGGCATCACCGTGCATACGCACAAAGAACTGGAAACTCCGTATTACCCGGTTGGGTACAGCGTTCCTGTAATGACCTTCGGTGATATTTACATTGAAGCCGGTGGCGACATTACCCCGGGCACTGTTATGGCGATTAACGCCTCCCTGAAATTCGTTGCACACGGCGCATCCGGAGCAACGGACATCTCTATTGACGGCAAGAAAGTCGTTGCGCTGGAAGGTGGCGCAGATGGCGACGTCATCAAAGTTCGTATTGGCTAATAGGAGGAAAAGACAATGGCTAAACATTATGACGAAAAAGAATTAGCGTACATCAAGTCACTGGGCAGATTTGATGACAACCTGTCACTGTTTCTTGCAGGTGAGCTGCAGTATGTACGACGCAGAGCACTGGAAACCAAGAAACTGCCCCTGAGCTCTTTCGCTGTGTTCCCGGTATCAACCGAGATTCCGCCCGGCGCTGCTACCGCCGTACAGAAAGAATACGATTCTGTCGGCATGGCCAAAATCATCAGCAATTACGCAGACGATCTGCCTCGTTGCGATGTAATGGCTCGTGAGACTGTTGTAAAAGTACGCTCACTGGGCGACTCTTACGGCTACAATTACGAAGAGATTCAGGCATCACAGTTTGCCGGTCAGAGCCTTGATGCTCGTAAAGCCGCTGCCGCTCGCCGTGGCATTGACAGCAAACTGAATAAGATCGCATGGCAGGGCGATTCCGAATACGGCATTGTCGGTTTTCTGAACCATGCGAATATCACTTCCTACAGCCTGCCGAATGATGGCGACAACAGCTCAACCAAGTGGGAAGACAAGAACGCAAATCAGATTATCCGTGACTTTAACGCCATTCTGCGTACTATCACCACGCAGACCAATGGTCTTGAAGAAGCCAACACCGTGCTGATTCCCCCGGCCATTTATGACCTGCTGGCTGCCACTCCCAAGAGCCAGTACACCGACCGCACCATCATGGCGTTCCTGAAAGAAGCGCACCCGGAAATCAGCAGATGGATGAAAGTTCCTGAACTGACTGCTGCCGGTGCCGGCAACAAAGACGTGTTCTTTGCCGGTGCGTTCGACGACGAACACGTAGCGCTCGAAATCCCGGTACGTTTCGAACAGCTCCCGGTTGAAAAGCGCAACCTGGAATATGTGATTGACTGCATCGCCAAGACTGTTGGCGTAACCGTGACCTATCCGTTAGCGTTCTGCAAGGCGGTGGGCATATAATGAAAATCGTCAACAAAACCAAAGCTATCGTTGCGTTTGGCAGCACCTTATTGGTGCCTGCCAAACCCATCGAGATTGCCAATTTCGACGAAGTTGTAGCGAAATATCCGCTCGTTGCTGAATTGGTAGAATCCGGCGATATCGAAAAAGTCAGCGAAGAAAAGGCTGCCGAAATGACGGAAGAGCTGGAAAAGCAGACTGTCGCAGGACTTAGGGAATACGCCAAGAACAGGGGCATTAACATTGAAGGCCTGAGCAAAAAGGCTGATATCGTTAATGCTATTATGAACGCCGCTCCTCAGGGATGACCGATCAGGAACTGCTTGCACTGTTCCGGTTAGTTGCTCCGGAGTTTAAGGCCAAAACTGATGAAGAAATCCTGACTCTGTTAGAGAACACGAAAGTATACATCAGCGAGAAACGCTTCGGAAAAAGATATGGGCACGCTTTGGTCTTCATAGCGGCGCATACGCTAAAGCTGTCTGATATTTCCGCTGCGGAAGGCTCAGACTCGACAGCTTTTGCCGGAATCAAAAGTGAACGTGAGGGCGACCTTGAGCGAACCTATGGCGATAGCAATGCCAATGACGAAAGCATGTTAATGCTGACGTACTACGGCAAAATGTTCAAAGCCATCAGGAAGACGTGTATAGTAAGCGCAATCACGAGGTTATGCTAATGGCTAAAGTGGAAGACAGAGACCTGGGTTACACGGCAGTTATCAAGAATGTCACAGCGTTGTCGTCAAAATCTCTCGTAGTTGGCGTCCTGCAAAACGCCGGCAAAGAGGAAGACGGAACAGACCTTGTGGACGTGGCAATTTGGAATGAATACGGAACAAGGGACGGGCATATTCCTGCTCGTCCCTTTTTAAGTATTGCTACGGATGAAAACAAGGCAAAATGGCAGAAGCTTACGGAAGGGGCTGCCAATGCGGTGATAGACAGGAAAATGCCGGTTGACCAAGCGTTAGAAATCATCGGCAGTCAGATGACCGGAGACGTTCAGATGGTAATTGGCGACAAAAGCAAATTGAAACCGAACAGGCCAGCCACAATCAGGGCAAAGTCGAAGAAAGGGAAAATCGGAGATGCGCCCCTGATAGATACTGGCCGGTTACGGCAAAGCATCCACTTTGACATCAGGAAGGGGTAAACATGGGATTCAGGAAGCAGATAGAAGTTGTAAGGCGTCCTGCCGGAGACTATAACCAAAACGGCATATATGAGCAAAAAGCGACAGAGACGATCGTTGTCATTGCCAGCGTGCAGCCGTTGAACGCCAAAGATTCCGAACAGTTCACCCTTGCCGGTATTGAAGGGAACAGGACGGCGCGGCTGATTAAGATGTATTCAGACGTTCCGCTGCAGTACGAGACAGAAGACAACCTGAGTGTTGCCGATATTGTTCTTTGGGCAGGAAGACGATGGAAGGTTGTTCTCTGCGAGCCATGGCAGTCGGACGTGATATCGCATTATAAGTCGTATGCCGTGGAGGTGCCGGAATGAGAGCAGAAGACAAGGAGTTTATCCACGATTTAACGGCTGACATCCTTGACCTGCCACGCAATTCTGTTATTTGGGCATTTCCGAATGCTCCACGCCCGCCGAAGCCGTATGTGATATTGCAGTTGCATTCGTTCCAGCGTGAAGCGCAGGAAGAAATCGCCTATAAGGGCGAAGAATGGAAATACTGCAATATCCCGGATGACCCTTACGCATTTGAAGGGCAGGAGCATGCGGAGGGCTTTGACAAAGGACGTTTTGCCGATATTGAGTACAAAGAATATTTTGACGTGAAACTGCCTGTTGCTGGCGTACTCCGTTGCCAGTATTTGGGAGACGAAGCGGTTGACAGGCTGGAATATCTCGTCAGAAAACTGGAAGCGCCTACGATAGCAGATAAATGCAATCTGCAGGGAATCGCATTTTTTAATGCCGGACCCGTAACTGACATTGAAAGCCTGCTCAGCGGACAGACCTATGAACAGAGGGCATCCGTTGATTTGTCAGTCCGATATGCCAGCGATATTGTGGATGACATCCATACTATTGTGCGTGTGAAGGTTGAAAGTGACATAAACGACGAAAAACGAATTATTGACGTAAAGGAGTGAAAACCAAATGGCAAATATTGACCGCATTGTAGATGTGACAATCAGCCTGGACACTGCCGGTGTGAGCAAGGAAGGGTTTTCTACCTTGCTGATTGTAGGTGCTACGATTCATGCGCTGGCCCGGGTGTCAACCTACGGCGATTTGAAGGATCTGACCGATGACGGCTATCTGACCAGCGACCCGATTTACAAGGCTGCGAAAGCGCATTTCCAGCAGACTCCGCATCCGCATTATGTGAAAGTAGGGCGTCGTCAGGTAGACTCTGCAGCTATCACCGTGAAACGTGTTACCACCGGTGGAGAGTATGCAGTTACCGTCAAGGCGATTAAAGACGGCGAAGTCATTACCACGACTTACACCACGACCGGCGTAGAAGCCAGCACGGCAACCACGATTCTGACTGCACTGAAAACGCAGCTTGATGAAGATACTGTCGTCAATGCTGCCGTAGCAAATGAAACGCTGACCATCAGCAACAAAGTAAGCGGCACTGCGCTTGCAATCGAAGTGAACTCCATGCTGGAGATGGAAGCCGGTTCCGCAACAGAGACCATTGCTGAAACGATGGCCGCCTGCATGGTCGCTGATTCCGATTGGTATGGTATCGCATTGGCTGAACGTGACGAAACCGAAATTTTGGAAATGGCTGACTGGGTAGAAGCAAACAACAAGTTGTTTGGCGCCCTGACCTCGGCTGCAGGTGCGAAACAGGCTGATGTAAGCACTGACCTGCTGACCAAGCTGAAAGAAAAACAGTATTTCCGTACCTACGGATGCTATCATGGCGTGAACGACGAATACATGGAGGCGGCTATGGCAAGTCGTTGCTTCACTGTATATCCGGGCGGTGAGACCTGGGCAAACAAACGCCTTTCCGGTATTACCTACGATAAATTGTCAGAAACCGAGTTCAACGCCATCAAAGGCAAGAACGGCAACACGTATGAACTGTTCCGGAATATTGCAATTACGCAGAACGGTAAAGTTGCGTCCGGTGAATGGATTGACGTTATCCGGTTCCGTGATTGGCTGGAAGAAGAAATAAAAGTCCGGGTTTTCAACGTGCTGATTAACAGGGACAAGCTGCCGTACACTGACGGTGGTATTGCGGTTATTGAAGCGGCGCTTCGTTCCGCACTGGAAGAAGGGCAGCGCCGTGGCGGTATTGCGCCGACAGAATACACGGAAGACGGGGAAGAAAACCTCGGCTTTACTGTTTCAGTACCGCTGGCTTCCAATATTGACCCGAACACCAAAGCATCACGTATTTTGCAGGACGTGAGATTTACGGCTCGTCTTGCCGGGGCTATCCATGCTACGGAAATCAAAGGCCGGTTCACTTATGAGAATCTGATTAGCGGAGGTGCTGTATAATGAAGACGTATGATCCGAAAAAGTGCATGGTGATTTTTGGCGTCCGTCAGATTACCGGGTTTGCCGAAGACTCCATGATTACAGTTACGCCTCATGGCGAAGGCGCTCAGACTTATGTCGGCTGCGACAGCGAAGTTGCACGTAGCATAGACCCGGATGCAACCTATGATGTAAAAATGAGCCTGGCGCAGACGTCATCCTGCAATGAATACTTTTCAGCGATTTACAATCGTGACAGAAAAGAGGGCGACGGCGTAATGCCGCTGCTCATTAAAGACCTTGCAGGAACCACGCTGTTTGCAGCCACAGAATCATGGATTAAGAACATGCCTGAATGGAGCCGGGGAAAGACCATCGGCGCAAACGAATGGAATTTTAGCACCGGCAAAGTTGACAATCCGATTGTGGGAGGTAACTAATGCTGCAGCCTGCTGAATATCGTTTGGGGGAAGCTGTGTTTTATATACACAGATTCCCCCCTTTTGTCGCCATGAAAGTTTTGGGCGACCTGCAGAAGATTATCCTGCCGGCCATCGGAGCAGCAGCAAGGGAAGCAAAGGGAATCGACCTTGACAGTCCTGATGACGGGATTGACGCTCTCGCTGATATGCTTGGCGGTGCGTTAGCTGCACTGCCTCAGCACGTGGATGGCGCCGGATTGGAAAATGCGGCACGGATGCTTCTGAATCCTGAATACATTGCCGTCAGTACAGACGGAATGAAACAGCCGGTACGGCTTACAGAAGACGTGGCTATTGTCGTATTTGAGGGCAGAGTCATGGATATGTTTGCGGTCATGGCAGAAGTATTCAAGGTAAACTACATGGATTTTTCGAAGCTCTCCAGCGTTCCGATTGGCACTACACAGGCGTTAGGAGAGCTCAAAGAGAAATTCCTGGTACAGTATCAGAAGATTTTAAAAGCATGATTTTTATTTTCAGAGTGATTGAAAGCGGCATGGTATCATTCACGGAAGTCCGTGAAGGTGCTGTGTCGCTTTCTGATTTGGTAAGAATGAACACGTATTTGGATATGCGCTCTGATATTGAGTACAACGCAATGAAGCTTGCAGAAAGGAGGTAAACATGTCGGACGTAAGAGAGTTAGTTACCCGGATTCTGTTCAAGCTGGATAAGAACAGCGTGAAAAATGCCGAGAGAACGACTGACACCATCAAGAAAAATCTCAGCAAGGCCGGAGACGCAGGAGAACAGGCTGCAAGGCGTACAGGCTCTGCGTTCTCACGCATGGCATCGTCTGCTGCTGCAGCAAACGGAGCTATCAAAGGCACAATGCGGAGTATCCGTGATTCTATCCGGGCTGTTGGCAACGAAGCAATGGCTACCGGCAGAAACATGAAAAACATGGTTGTTAACGCTACCGGCAAGCAAGCCTCCGATGCAGGCGGTAAATTAGCTACTGGCGGCGCTGCTGCGGCGGCTGCAGGTGCAAGCGTATTGTACCCACTAAAACAGACCGTTGACGCATACAAAGAAAGCGAATACTGGAGCCGGAAGATTCAGGCCGTCACGAACTCAACTGCCGAAAACATGAAATCTATGGATGCGTCGGCAGAAGACATAGCCAGTAAGACAAGGTTCACAGTAGCTCAGATTAAAAACGCTCAGTACAATTTGGCCGTGTCCGGTTTGAATAGCAAAGAAATTGTTTCGGCCATGCCGTCACTGATTGAAACTGCTATTGCTACCGATACCGGGATTGCGGAAACGTCACAAATCGTAATCTCTACCATGCGTGCGCTGAATGCAGAAATCACCACGGAAAACGTCCGGAAGTTTGGCGATATCTTTTCAGCTACAATG